ACCGTCTTTTAATGCTCTTAAACTTAAATCGGTGTCCTCATTGTATTTCCCTCTCCACCTATATGTCAAGTCGTTTTTAATAAGTATGCAAGAGTAAATCCTTGTATTTAAGTAAAAGGCTGGAAGTATTGTTTTTGCTTTTGCAAAATAATCATACTGAAAACCAGCCAAGGCTACATTTTCGTATCTATCAACAAAATCCTCTGCAGCCTTAAAAATTGCACCAGTTGTTGTCTTTACTTGAAGATTTCGGTTTAGCCTATTAAACTGCTCAATGTTGTCATCTAATATCCAATGTCTTTCGTGGCCTTCTTTAATAGAATGTTCCCAAACGAAATTTCTTGCTGGTATTCCTCCTTGGCCATATTCACTAAAATTATCAGGCAACACTAATATTTTGCTTGTATTTATAAAATTAGAATACAAACTAAATTCTTTCGGCTCTACAACTATCCTGTAAGGTTGTTTCATTTCTTCAAGTGCTTTGGCAGTTAGCCTACTTTGCCATCTGCCTTTGCTTATAATGTAAATTGGATATTTATTCCTCATTGTTTTCATATCTTAAATGTGCATATCTTCTTGGTTTCATTTCAGGAAACCATAAACTTGGTTGCTTTGGCGTTATTTTTTGGTCTAATAATTCTGAAAACCTTTTAACATCTTCATTGTTTCTAAAATGAACTATGATTTTTCTATAAGATGTCAAATCTTCTTGTACAAACTCAGGCATTCCTTTCCATTCTTTTTGCCAATCGTTCTCAAAGTCATCAAAAAGTGTTTTCATTTGCTTAAAATTGCGTTACTACATTAATTTAAAATTGGGTTACGCCCTCGCTTCGGTTTTCAAGTTTTTTGAACCGTTCGGCACTTGCCTTGGCATCGGCTATCGTTTGCGGGTCAAGTGAAGGTTTGCCAACTGGCAAGGCGGTGCTTTTGCCTTGGCTTGTTTGGCCGTTTACTTTGCTTTTACGTGAATAAAGCTGTGCCCAACCTTTATCGGCTGCGGCCATAATTGCGGCATACATTTCGCTTTTGTTATGCCCTTGTATTTCTGCCTTTGAAATTTGCATCGACTTTTCGGTTATAACCTTTTTCTTTTGAAGCCATGTTTTGGTTACGCTGCGTAGGTCGGCATCGGTTTTGAAGTCGCCTAATAAATCATCGATGAAGTTTTCACGTGTGTATGTGCCTTTACTCTCTTTATCTACTCTTATATCTTCTCTACTCTTCTCTTCTCTACTCTTACTCTTCTCTATTGAACGTTCGTTGAACGTTTGTTGAACATTCGTTGAACGTTCGTTGAACCTTTGTTCAGCAGATGCCTTGCCAGCGTTGGACATTTTTTCACGCTTTTGCCGCCCTTCATTAAACTGAATATCAAGAAATTTAATGCCAATTTTATCGCCAATTACCTCAACCATTTTCAATGCAACAAGGCGGTCAAAATAGCCATCGCATTCAAGTTCGGCATGCTCAACTGTCATCTCGCATTCGGCATTCCAATAGATGCAGCACAGGCGTAAAAATGCTACTTGAACCTCGCATGACTGGCGGGATATTCGCCCCATCATCCAGTCGGCTGGGCTAAATTTAAACCAAGGTAGTTGTTTCATAATTCTAAAAAAAGCCAACTGTTGGGGGGCGGTAAGTAAAGGTAGAAATTGGCTGAAAGTTGGCCTCTTTACTTACGCTACCCCCGAACAAATGGCGGGTTAATTTTTGATGTTGTCTTTCATTGGGCTCTCTACTGCCGTTCACAAATATACAAAGAATCCGCTAATATCACATTAACGGTGCAAGAAAGTCAGCCATTACCTGAATTGCACTTTGTGAAGTTTTGATGTATTCATACCCTTGCTCATAGTCGAGGGTGTTGGCAATTTCAACGATTTCGTAAAGAAATCCGTCCATGCCTAAAAAGACCTCATCGTTTTCGTATTCAAAACTCCAGCCCGATTCCTCGTTGTGAATGAATAAAAGGCTGTAGGGGCTTTCGAACTCCCAGCTAACCACGAAGTCATCTTCGTAATTCAAATACTCTTTAAGGTATTGCCAGTAGGTTTCGGCTTTCCCAAACCCGTCAATGTACGAATGGTTGCCAACGCTTGCCTTGGTCGGCCTAACATTGTCCCTGTCAGGGTGCGTCAAATTCAGTTTAAGGTCGAAGCCGATGCCAACCACAGCGATTTTTGCTTGTCGCCGTAGGTGTATTTCCTCAACGGTCATTTCATCGCCGCATTCGCCGTAGAAGACAAAGGTTTCGTCTTGGAAGCGGTAGCCTAATGTGAAGTAGTGTTTCATGTTGTTTATGTATTAAGGGTTAAAGATTCCAGTCAAGTTCATAATGAAAGCCCTCGGCATCGTTTGAATGCGAAACCTTGATGCCTTTTTCTTCAAGAATCAAAAGGTCATATTCGCAAATAAAGCGGTCAAATATCATAATTGATGTTGCCCCGTTTTCTGCCGCTTTCGTACATTGGTGTTCAATGGCGGCCAGCGAAATTGTCTTGTGATTCGCTGCCAGTTCTCGTAGTTGTTGTGCTGTTTTCATAGTGTTTAAATTAGCCCCCCGATTGCTCAGGGGGCGGTTGGTTTTAGTTGAAGGTAATTACTGATTCTGCAATTGCTGTGTTGCTTGCAATTTGCTGGTTGCCGCTGGTGCTGATGTAGTCAATGGCGTAAACTTGGCCGTCAACAATGTACGCCTTGGTAATTTCGGCTACATTCTTGTACTGCTTGTTGCAATGTGCTACTAAAGCGTTGTAGGTTTTGCTGTTTTTTGCGAAGTTTTTTGAAGTTGTCATGGTGTGTGTTTTTGTGTTTGTGAATTATTGTACTGCAATATTAAACCAAATATCAATACCAAAATTTCCTTTAACACTTTTTAACACTTTGGCATAAAAAAAGCCCAACATCGCTGCTGGGCCCTTAACACTAAAACACGCTCTTAGAAGGGCAAGTCCTCGGTTTCGGCGACTTGCGGCAAACGGTTGCCGCCTGATTCGGTTTTTAAGCCGCCAAGTAGTTCAACTTGGTTGACCAGCACTTTAATGTCCGTGCCAATCTTCTCGTTGCCGTCTTTGTCTTTGTAAACGTCCAGCACCGGGCGGCCCGTAATGTACACCTGAGTGCCTTTGCTCAAGAACTTGCTAACCCCAGCGGGCTTACCGTCTTTGCCAAACAGGGCACAGCGAAACCATTGCGTTTCTTCGCCTTTGCCGACTGCAACGCTGAAGGTTGCGATGTCTTTGTTCTTGCCGACCAGCTCGGCGTCTTTGCCTAAACGGCCAATCAATTGTAGTTGTAACATGGTTAAATGGTTAAATGGTTAATGGTTAAAGGTACTTATTTTTTCTTTTGCTTGCGTTCGGTAATCAACTTTTCCACAATATAGTGGCTAATGTCCGCACCCGTCATGCCGCACCAAGAAATCAGGTGCTTTAAGTCGGCATATCGGTTCGCACAATTCCCGATGAGTAGTTCCTTGGGTTCGTCCCCTTCCTTAATGGCAAGGCTAATGGTGGCCAAATCCCCCGTGGTTGATGCCCTAATTATAAGCGGGGCCTCAAGGTAAATCGGTTTGATAAGTAGCCCCCAGTTCACGCCGTTCAGGTGCTGGAAGCCAAGTTGTTCTAATTGTGTTTTTGTCATGGTGTTTGGTGTTAATTGTGAAAGTAAATGTCGCTTGGGATTTCGTGCAAGGTAGGTTGATTTTCGTTAAACCGCAACTCGGCCAGCACATTGCGTAAATGGTTTGAAAGGCCAATGCATTGAACGTAAAAGTCAATGTCGCCTATTGCCGCATTGTTTACAAATTTCATTGAATGCATAATGGTAGCGTGGTCGCAGTTCAGCAATGCCCCCATTTTAACATACGGCATTCCCGTAACCGTTCTAATGGCGTAGCGAATAGCGTGTTTGTAGTTCATCGCATCGGAAAACCTTCGCTTTGTAATGGCTGCTTCGCTTGGTATTTTCCAAAATTCTGCAAGTTCACGAAGAACCGTTTGTTGGTAGCTGGGCTTTAATTCGTAATTTATTTTAGCGTCCATTTTTGCGGCAAGTAATCGGTCAATGTATTGCCTAACTTCCAGCAAGTCAATGGTGCTTTTTTTGTTTAAACGTCTTTTAAAGCTCGGTGTCATTTCAGTTTTATTAATAGTTCGACTTCAATAATGTTTCGGCACATTTGCACCCTGTCATAAATAGCCTCAATAATCGCATCGTCCCGCTTAATTTCATAGGCTTTGATGCGGTATTTTGCTGGAACATCGTCGTAGTTTTGCACTTCGCCGCATATTTCTTCAGGCGTTGGCATAAGCACGTACACCAATTGAGCGTGTTTTAGCCCCGTTAAGGCCATATACCCTTGCAATTGGTACA